CATCAGGCCGTTGTATAGGAGTGGATCGACGCTGTATCCAGAAGTAGCAGAAGTTGGGATAATCGCCGATCCTCTTCTCCGTTTTGCAAACTTGACCGGATTATTTCTTACGGAGACCGGCTCCGAGGGGCTGGCATTCAGAACATCACCAGACTTTATCTGGTCAAGCCAATAGCCAGCATATTCCAGCTCATTCCCGTGTTCTCCAACTTCCCATTCATCCGTCCATACCCTAGCCGCTTCATGATGATTCATTTCATTCATCCGAGCAGCATCCAATCCACGCTGCTGTGCCTCGATGATTGCATAATCCGTTTGTACGCCCGGGTCTTGGGGGTCGAGCCCATGCTCTTTTGCCCAGGCGAGAAAATCTCTTGTGCGTCCCCCATTCCACTGGTACATTCCGTACCCACCAACGTGGCCGACGCCAGGAACATCATGTTCTGGGACATCGCTTGTATCAAAGTTATGCTCCTGCTGCAGTCGCCCCATAATTCCTGCGATTGCCTCGTCGGAATACCCAGCCGCCTTGAATCGTTGATAGACGACCTTAGCATTCCACTTGCGGTCACCTTGCCCTGCAGGAGAACCATCTCCATCACCGCTGATGATGCTCCATGCTTTTCGGAACTCGCCATCTTTGATCGCGAGAAGCGCCCGTCCAAACTTACCGACGCGCGCAATCGCGGCATCGATCATTCTGCCGAGCTCCTCCCAGAACCTCTTGAATGGAGCACTATCCCGCATCATCGTGAGAAGATCGCGGAAAACGCCGACTGCTCTTGATGCCGCACGCAGGAGTGCTGTCAATATACCGAACAATGCCCGGATTGCATCGCGGAAAGAGTAAACTTGATCCGTCTTTCCGAGCTCACCAAAGAGGCCACTAAAAGCGATATTGATGAGGTCAAGAATGACATTGAATGTGTCTGTCAGAACGCCCCAAAGCTCGCCAACTGCATCAATGAGCTCATGGTATTCTTTTGTCCGGCGCACCTCGTTGAGGAGGCGACCGAACCAGCGAATCAGACCTTTGACCGCACCCAGCACGGACATGAACATGCCCCAGAGCTTTTCGACGGATTTACTCAGCCCGTCAATCGCTCCATGCTTTTCCATGGATTCGTAGAGCAGCTTCGCTTGGTCAATCCATGCGTCCACACAGGTAGTCGCGAGATCCCAGAGCGCTCTTCCGATTTCTTTGATAACGTCAAGGAAATCATTCAGCGCGCTGGAACTCTCGACACGATCAAAGAATCCGAACACCGTCCCAGAGAACTCGTCCCACTTCTTCTTGGCGGTTTCGATGTACTCGTTGAGCTTATCCCAGTATTCTCCGAACGCGGACTGCTTGCCCTCCATGTGACCGTAGTAATCATCGATAAGAAGGAGCAAGGATCCAACAAGGAGCATCATGCGCGTCAGCGGATTGGCTCTCATGACAAGGGTCAATCCTGCGATTGCAGCTGCCGCAATCTTGACGCCTTTGGGAAAGCTCTCCCACATACGCCAGAGCGCCTTTCCAACATCAACGATGAGGGTCAAGAAGTGTCGGCCAACATTGATGATATAAACGAGCATTCGAGCAGCTTTCTCCGTCCAGACACTCATATTTTTCACAAACATGTCATTGAAACTATGGAACTTCTCGCGGGCTTCTGCAAGCGGACGATTCAGGTACTTCATGAGATAGTACCCGACCCATGTCATCGCATAGCTGACCTCCTGCTTGAGCCGTGTGAACTCAAACATGAGATCGCGGAACCCTCGCATTGTTTCTGCGAAGTCTCCGCCGACCTTCATTTTTTGCCCATCTGCGGCGAGCTTATTGAATCGCTCCATCAGCTCCGGCGTCAGCATAATGTCCTGTATGGATTCGCCGAGGGCGTCCGTCGCTGCCTTCATCGTCCACGCGGCGTCCTTGCCGACCATCATCTGGCGGGACAGCTTCTGCATGGCGAGGTCTTGCGATGCTGCGGACTTCATCAATCCAAACACCGATGCTGTGACGCCTGCGATTGCCGTCCCAATCATCACGGATGCCCGGGCAAAGTTCGCAGCCATGTGCCCGGTCGACGTTTCGACCGTACGGTCAAGGCTCTTGATGGTCGCCTCCGCCTGTCCGAAGCCAGGCTTATCAATCTTGGCGCCAAGCCCGACCAGATATTCCTGTATTACCTCGCCGATCATGTATTCACCTCCCTCTGACTTTCTGCATAATCCTCCGCCCGACGACGGTTCTCCCCATCGACGAGCATAATCTCGTGCATGTCGAGAAGATCATCGAAGGTATACGTCCCGTCCCACAGTTCGTGCTGCTGCCATTTCCCTGCGATGACGGGCGCATATACCCATGCGTTTACGTTGCGGTATTCGCAAAGCTCAAATCTTGGAGACCGGCTTTCAATTCCTTCAAGCCGTCTCCGCCGAAAAAACCCGCGATGTTGAACACGAGCGCATGGATCGTCAGCATAATGACGAGCATTGCGTTGTCCTCAATGTCCGAGACCCCCCATGTGCCGTTCTCGTTAAAGATCGGCGCAGTGCGTGCAGGCAGCACCTCACCGACAACGGAGAGCACATCCCGCTGGAAAGCGATAAACTCGCCCTTGCTCATGAGTGCTCGGTTCGGTGTCGGCAGCGTGTCAACATCCTGACCCTCTGCGCGGAGTGTATTCATCACCTTTGCTTCCATCCCCATGGGGAGCATCTTCTCCATGAGTGTAAAGGCGATGTAGCTGCCTGTAAAAGCATCAAAGGAGCGGATTTCAAATTTCCGCCCCTGAATCTCAACAATCTTTCTAGTTTCCCGTTTCATCGTCTACCTCCGATTACAACTGGATGCGTTTAATATCTGCAAACAGAATCTGCCATGCAACGCGCTGCCCTTGGCTCTGCAGCGGCTCGTCCGGCTCCTTGCCGAAGCTTCCGCCGGAGCAGTAATAGGTCTTGCCCATTTTCGGGGCCTCGATGATCATTGAGATCGTCGTCCATGCTGAGGTGTCCGCTTGCCAGCAGTAATTGAACATCCCCTGCATGAATCTATGCAGGGCGCTCGTCTGCTGTGCGTTGATGGACACGCTACCATTGTCGCCAGCAATTTTGCTGACCATGACCGTTCCGTCTGATGCAACATCTTGGGCTGTACGGTCAGTCGTTTTCGACACGGTCATGTCGCCGACACCCTCGCCCTGTATCGAGAACGACCCGTAACCCGGGCAGTTGATCGTCGCGTTGACATCGGTAAATGAATAGGTGCTTACATTTGCCATTGTATTCCTCCTCTCTTAACGATTGACATCGACCTGAATGGTGACGTGATGGATTGCGCCTGCGAGCTTGAGCGACACGTAGATCGGCGGCGCGTTGCGTGCGTCACGCTCTGCCTGCGACTGCTCGTTGATCGGCTCACTCTGAATGAGGTATCCGCTCGGGAGCACCTGCCCATATTCGAGAGACATGAGCTCCTCGCCCTTCCAGACGCCTTCCTTGATGAATCCGATGCGGTTCATATCGTCGCAGACTTCTTTGATTGCGGTCTTGATGCGCCCCATGCCAGCTTCGGTCTGCGGCAGCTTGTTCGCGTTGACGAGCAGGTCCATGATGGAGAGCTGCATATCGTTTTTGAACTTGTCGAGGTAGATTATCTCATCGAACCACGAGCCGTCGCCGACACGTCCCTCCTCGAACACATCGTAATAGTTGCCACGGTTAACGTAGACGTTACCGTAGTTCTTTTTGATGTTGTTGAGGTCATTGGTCGTGAATGTCTGCATGTAGTTTTCGGCCTGCACGCCGACCTCGCGCTTGTACGCGAGCGTGAACGCGCTGTTGATCGTGGATGCGCTCATCGCGCCCATTGCCCAGCCGAGGACTGCGCAGATCGCGTCCTTGTGTGATGTGGAATACTGCCCGATGATACGGCGATACCCCTTGCTCTTGATCGCGCCGAAGATTCCGCCGTCCGCTGACTTTGCCTTGTTGTCGGACGTCGTAAAAGCGAACATTGTCGACGGCGTACACGCCTCGACAAACTCCTGCACTTCGAGGAGCTGCGCGTCTGTCATATCACCGCAGTAAATACCGGCGTACCACTCAGAATCTTCCTGACGGCACGCCTGAATCGTCTTGATTGGCGTCTCCTTATTGGCGATCTTACCAATCGCGACGAGAGGCGGTTTCTTGCGCTGTCCGAAGATCAGCGCTGCTGCCTTGTAAAGGCGATCCTCTGTCGTGAATCCAGCCTGCAGCATGGAATTGAGACTATCGTAAGTCACGATCCGCTTGTCACTAAAGTCTGCGACAGAACCGACATCGCCCATGAGCAGTGCGAGATTAAACTTCTTACGCGTCGCGGAGACAGCCGCAAGATTGACGATAATATTGACCACAGGGTCAAGCGGCAGAACGTTTTTGAGTGCCATATTGTTCCCTCCTTATGGATTCGTCTGCGCACCGATCTGGACGCGGTCGATATGACCGACATCCTCCGGAGCAAGACGATAAAGTTCATTGAATCGCAGGGAAATATCCCACCGGTCCCACCACTTCCCTGCGAAAAGTTCGGGCGCTTGCATGCACGTTGGGAGATTCGGGACGATGAACACGTCCTTATGCACAAGATTCCTGCGCACAGGCTCATAAAAAAAGCCGTCCTTCAGGAGATTTGCGATCTCGTATGACCTGCGTCCGTATGCGGTCGCCTGTAAATCCCACACACGAGTGCGTGTGGTATCGCGGTAGACGGTTTCATCGGCCGCACGGTAGGTGCTGTCCCTCTGCTTGGCATAGTCGTCGTCCGCTTCAGCGAGATACAAAAAAAGAATATCGTCGCTGATCTTCCAGTCGGGCGCGCCGCCCTCGGGATAGCGCCAGCGGATGAATTTATTCGGAGTCTTGATGATGTCTGCCGTGATTACGGCGACCTCTCCCCAGA